TCCAACCACTTGCTTCATATGGGTCAGGGCGGTTACGATAGGTAACAGTCCACCAAGTGTACAGCTCTTTGAGTTCCTTGGCACGTTCTGCCTGCCCAGTTGGCTTGCCATAGTCAGGGCTGTCTTTCTCAACGCCCATGTTTTCATCTATGACTAATGTCATTGCCCAATCGAGATGATCGATACCTGCTTGTGGGCAACGCCATGTGCGCCAACGCCACCAACCACTAGCCCAGAACGGTGGATTGTATTTGGCACGATCTTCTTCACTACCCCAAGCAATGTGACTCCACGCAGACTCTACTTCAATAAAATCCACAAGTTCGTTAAAAAGACATGGGAGGAAACGATTGCCAACATCGCACCAATTACCAGGGGCAATATCACGAGGGTGAGCAGTGAGTGCATGGCTTCGAGAAACCCATCGATTGTTAATGTAATATTTGATGCTATGAAGCGTATCAGGGACATAATATACAACCTTTTGTAAGTAGTCTAAACCTTCTTCAGCTAACCAATAGCGGAAGTTGTGTTTCATTTGAGCTGTAGTAGTCCAGTTGTCCCATTCCTCGGCAGTACCGGCACTGAGTTTTTTAGTGCCGCGGATCCAGTCGGCAAACTTTGAACAGGTCCAGTAATGGCTACGCATTTTAGTCTCTCTTTCCACCAAATAGTTGTAATAGACTCAAAAACAAATTAATAAAATCAAGGTATAATGTTAGGGCGCCAGCAACTTCTTCCTTGCCAGTGTCAGCACCTACAGAAACCATTTCTCGAATCTTTTGTGTATCGTAAGCAGTTAAGCCAAGAAATACAATAACACCAATTGCGCTAATTACCATTTGAAACACAGTACTACCAATAAAGATATTAATAATGCTAGAAATGATAATAGCAATTAATCCGATAAACAAAAACTGTCCAAGGCCGTCAAGATTCTTTTTAGTAAAGTATCCGTAACCACTTAGCACGGCAAACAGCACAGCCGCACCCATAAAGGCCGACACAATACTTCCCATGTTATAAATGACAAAGATTGTAGCAAAACTCAATCCCATTAACGCCGCAAAGCCGTGTAGGAAAAATTGTAAAGCAATTTTGCTCATATTCTCTATGGCAAATGATACTCCTAAAATTGCCACCAGCGGCGCAAAAATTACCAACCACTTCATAGCACCTGTAAAGAAAAATGCCATCAATGTAGCATTAGTTCCTACAAGGAAACTAACAATCATAGATGTAATAACTGCCAGTGCCATGTGTCCATACACACGACCCATTGCGCTATTAATCTGTGTCGCTGAGCGGTACATAGTTACTCCGCTACCTGTATAACTAGATCCAAACATATTATTCTCCTTTAATGAATGGTTTTAAATTTGGTGGTACCCACCCAATCGGCTTCAATACTTTTCCATCTTCTCGCTTGCGTACAAGCCCAGTTTCTTTATCGATCTTAGCAAAGTTAGTATTCATTACTTCCTTCCAAGCACCTTCGGCATCAAACCCACCACTGTGGATAGCACCAATAGTAACAACCAAAATATCAATAAGTGCGTCTAACTGTTCCACTCGGTCGTTATTTGCCAAAGCAGTTTTAAATTCGTCATTATATTCTTCATCGATTAGATCGCAATATAATTTATACTGAGCTTCGTTGTAGCCGTCAACAGTTTGGCCACATGCTTTCATAAATTTTTCTTGATCTCTAAATGCGTTTGTCATGTTAATTCCTTATTATATTGACATGTTATTTTGTGTAACTACTTCTTGGGTATCTATCTCTGAGCAAGGTATAGGTCTTCCTTTGGCATCTAACATAGTAGTCCCCCAAATTTTATTACCTTCTTCAAACTCTACAAACAATCTGTTATAAGCGCAAAAGGTTCTGGCGTAAGTTGTACCATATTCCATCCTGATTATTATCATGACTAATATTGCTGTACATAATGCCCATATGCCGAGAACAGTTTTTGTAATTTTCACTTTAACGATTCCAAAGTTTGTCTCTTTGCTTCTTCTTTAACTTCTTGATTATGAATTGTCTGCATGCCACGAAACATTTCTTCAACAACATGTATAATAGCATTCCTGCCATCTTCTGTCAAGTGACTATACTCTGGTGCTACTCTACTTTCGTGCCAAACTCGTCCGTTTTTAACCAGTTCCATTAAGGAACCATAGACCATGTCTTTGTGCATGGATCTTCTAATTTCAAATTTTTTCGCCATCTCTAAAGCCTCTAAAATGGAGAAATCGTGGAAAACGTAAAGAATAAGTGCCATCTTGATTTTGTGTAATGGCATCGGCACGTACTTCGACAACCTTGCCCACAACATCATTGCGACTCTTCCAGTAATCATCCCGATTGCTATCAGTAAACCCGCTACCAACATTGACGGATATAGTTCGTCCATCATCTTCCCCTTCGCACACCAGTGCGCCTAATTTGCCTACATTACGACCAGTGCCTTCCTCAACTGCGGTTACAGTTAACGACACTTCAATAAATGGTTTGAGTTTAAGCCAAGCAACGCTTCGTTTACATTCGTATCCGGCATTAGGATCTTTAATCATAATACCTTCGTAACCACCTTCGATTGCCTTTACGTTAATTTCTTTGTAACGTTTCTGACCTTCATCTGTGTTAAGATCTACAGCCTCGTATGTTAGGCAAGTGACATTAGGCATCTCGGCTTGGTATGTATTAACCCACGCTTTAACCATTTGGCTACGGACTAATTGAGATTTATCCCATTCGCCTTTTTCAAAGTTTTCTAGTGGAATAAAGTCAAAAAGATTAAGTACCGCATCGTTAGCTTTAACATCACTCTTACGATGTACTTGTGTCATCAAGTCTTGGAATGAACTAGACATGATTTCACCGTCAAGTACGAGATCATATGGTGGCGGAACTTTTTTAACTATGTTACTAATCTGTTCTGCTACATGAGGGAAGTTATCCAGTGACTTGCCGTTGCGACTAAACATATCAACTCTGCCATCTGTTCTTACCACAGTAATTACACGAACACCGTCTAGCTTAACTTCAATAAGTTTTTTACCAGTAACTTTACCCTCGTGGTTAGCACTGTCATGTGCCAATTGGCAACTGAATACAGGAATAGCATATTGCGGATATTTTTTACCTACAACTTTATTAACAGTATTTTCACTAAATCCTGCCCGCATGTCTTTAATAAGGATGCGTCGATACCAACCATTCCATTGTGCCTTAGTAGCACTTTTCATCATTGCTTGGATCATATCCCTCGCTGTATTACCGGTGACGTTGCGAGTAGTAAAGCCAGTAAGAGCGAGAGTAAAACTATCCCAAGATAAGCCAGGGCCATCTTCATCTGTTTTCTCCGGTATTTGTTTGAGTCCAAAAGTAATCATGCTATCGTAGCACAGTCGCAGACCTTCAAAGAATTCAGTGTTGCCTGCTTCGGCTTGTGCCAAAACAATAGCTTCTTTGTTTAAACGACTGGGGTGATCTTCTAGTGAAGAAATGACTAGGTAGCAAGGATCGCTCAATTTAGACTCCATTAGTTAACTTAATATAACTATTGTACAGTCTAACGATTAATATGTCAAGTGATTTGTGGTCTTAAATGGCTTACCAGAATATGCGTATTCTAATTGATTCATTATCTTACGCTTCATTTGGCGAACTTTTGGATGGGTGTGATCGTACTCAAACGCCTTCATAAATCGTCCCCAACCATTTGGACGAACACGTTTTGGTACGTTTGAATCTAAGTATGTTTTGATAGCTCTAGTATCCCAACCAAACTTATCAATCATATCCTGGGCAAGGTTAAATGAGTGGGCACCCATTTCATCTCTGTCACCATAGTACTCTTGCTCTTTACGAGTTCGAGCATAATAGGCAGTGCTTTGATATCCCGGAATAGCTTTGAAGTTTCTAGCACGGTATTGTCTAGTGTGTATAACTTCGTGTAGTACAGTATCGGCAAACAGTTGGCAAACACGCTCCCAACGATAGTTACTCAGTTTCATAGTAGCAAATCTAGGGGAATATACTAGCTCAACTTCGATAAAACGTTTTCTTTTCTTTTTATCTAAATCGCTGTAGTAAGCGCCACCTAGCCAAATTTCACCTTTTTTAACAGGTGTGTATCTACTGCTCTTCACTTTGATGGGCAAGTGTGATTTAATGTGCTGGCTAATTAAGCCGGTAATTTCGCCAATGGGTAATCGCTTATCAACTAGTTCAGATTTTAGTTGATACAGCATTGAGTACAAGGTATCGCGATCCAATAAAGACCAATTAAATGCTTGGCGGGCCATAGCACACTCCTAGACATAGTATTTATAGTATAGTGTACTATTCAATTATATGCGTACTTAATGGACTTTTTTTAGTGGCAAAATTGCCACTCGAATAAATACTTCATATCCTTTCCAGAGATTAGAATATGAATGATTTAAGAAAACTAATAGACCATTTAGAACATATTGAACAGGGAGGCGAGTTCACTCGAGAATTAGACCCCAATACTGTTCGTATTATCAGCAAACCTGTTACTGAAAATATAGGTAGACTTCTAGGTGCCGCCGCAGGCGGAGCTGGTTTAGCACTTGGTGGTAAATGGTTAAAAGACAAATTCTTTTCAGATAAACCCGAATCAGATAAACCCGAATTAAATAAACCTAATCCAAATGCTCCAGGTGATATTTCAGATTTTTCAGGGCCCGACGGCAGTAAATTTGTACCTATAAAACCTCCTGCTAGTACTACTGGCAGTTCTGTGGCCGCTGGTAAAGGACATGTTGACTCGGACATTAGTCCCAACGATGATCCGGAGGATCCTACAATATGGCCTCCAGGTGTTAAAAAAGCACCGGACTTTGGTTATCTAGACCCTAATGGAAAGTGGATTCCTACACCTTTTAATATTCATACTGACGAAGGTAAGTTTGGTAGGAAAATTCCTAACAGTCCGGCAAACCTAGTAGGCATCCCAGCTAACCAATGGACACCGTTTCAACAGAAAGTTGAAAAGCTAGAACGTAGAAATGCCTTTGTCAATAGTTCTCAAATTGAGCAACATAAACCTGTCAACTTACCAAGCGGTGCTCCTCAAATACCAGGATATCAACAGGTAAACGCTAGCCGATTTAGCACAGCAACTGGCGAGCGTATTGGCCCTAGCGATATACCATGGGTCTATGCTTACAAGAACGGTAAAAATATTATACTAATTTCGCCTAGATTGTTCTACAACATGAAACCTAGCATAGGCAGATTTTACTCAGGGTGGGGTCCAGAGTCTGGAATACGAGATAACCCAAATCGTCAATCAACAGAAAACGGTCCAGTCTATGTTACTGCGTCAGATTTTATTGTTAACGATATGATCTTGAATGTTGTTGTACATGCCAGCGCCTCTAAAATTGGCGCCAGCATTTTACAAAATTTAAAAGTTTAAGACATTGTCCTAAACTCTTTAAGGACGTTTATCAATAACTTTATCAGCCAGTCCGTATTCTACAGCTTCTGCCGCACTCAAAAACGTATCAAATTTCATAGCTTCAAATAGCTGTTCATACGTTTTACCTGCGGTATTGTGCTTAACATACAGTTCTGTCAAACGCTGATTAATACGCTGACTTTCTTCAAAGCTTCGTTTAGCATCTTCGAACTGTAGTTCTTGTACGTGAACGCTACCACGTGTGCCCGGAGTACCAGAACTAACACGATGAATCATAGTGCGTGATTCGGGCAGGACAAAACGCTTTCCAGGTGCGCCGGCTTGAGCAAGGAATGAGCCCATACTACAGGCTTGTCCCATAACGTATGTGGCGACGTCGGGTCTAATAAACTGCATGGTATCGTAAATAGCAAGGCCAGCAGTAACGGACCCCCCAGGGCTATTAATAAACAAGTTAATGTCTTCATTACCTTGACTCTCCAAAAAGAGCAACTGAGCAACCAGCAAGCTCGATGTATGCTCGTTAACATCCGTGTCTAACATTACAACACGGTCTTTAAGCAAACGACTATAAATGTCGTAAGCACGTTCGCCCTTCGGCTCACTTTCAATTACCATTGGTACTAAATTAGGCATTATTCTTTTTCTCCAAATATATAAGCTGACATTTTACTTTCTGCGATTGCTCTAGACTCGTCGTCTTTCATAGCGCAATCAAAACAAATATTTTCATCGTTTGGACCGTAAGGTCTGCACTCGTCTACTTTGCCACAACTTTCGCAAACTTCGTCAGCTTGGTGTGCGATAAATCCTCTACCACTCATACTAGTTCCAATTTAAATTTTGGATCGTGTTGCTTAAGATAAAAACTAGCCAGCTTGAACATAGTTCTAGCATGTTCTAAATCATGCGGAACAATAATGCGTTCACCACTACGCAACTGACGCAATTCTTCTGCGTCTTGTAATGCTACTCTTTCCATAGCTTCGTAATCACGAGCCATTTCCATCAGTTCAATTTCATTGTACATTTTTGTCTTCTTTGGGTAATTGATTCTTGAAAAATTCAAGTTGGTCAATCAAATGCTGTACACCTGGACGGTTCATAGTAAGTGTAGTATAGCCCATTGTAAAACTTAGACGATTATCATCTGTAAGACCAAAAGTGTAATACGTCTTTGGTTCCTTAACGGGCTTCTCCGGTGCTACATCAGTCTCAGACCAGTCGCCAATATCTTCAGCAACTTTGTCTGCTATTTGTCTTTTGCGCCATCCAATCATTTTTCTATCCCATTCTACATCTAAGTTAAAATACCTACCAAGTGGTGGAATTACAAATGGTAGGGCTAATACGCAAACCCATGTTGCTGTGGCAATTTCTGGGCGGCCAGCGTGAGTGAACGCAAGATACGTACCTATCCAAAAGTAGACAAAGCCTGTCCAGAATAGATAGTACCCACCACTACGTCCAAACAGTTTCATATTACTTGCCTACGTTTACGTTAGCACCGCCACCGATAACCAAAGTTTGACCTTTGAACTGGGCAATAGCATCTGCTACCTTAAGAGCCGCATCGGCTTGTTTCATACGAGCTTGTGCGTCCATATACTGAATAGCACCTGAGTTTGTGTTCAGTGCCGCAATACGACGAGCTTCTGCTTCAGCAGTCTTAACTTCAACTTCTTTCTGCTTGAGTTCGTTCTTAGCTTTGACCAACTCGTTAGCACTTGCCACAACGGAGTCAGCTGGTACAATGTTACGAATCAATACTTGTCCAACAACCAAACTGCCGTCCAGTTTTTCTTCAGCCAATGACTTTTGGATCTGCTCTTTAATAGCTTGTTCCATAGTTTGACGTGCATCTGCCATGTCCAATGCTTCGTACTTGCGAGCTTCTTTGTAGATAGCATTACGAGTAGTTTGAACAATATAGTTATACATCAAATAAATGTCGCCGTTATGGCGGGCATGGAATGCTTGACTCTTTTGGCTATAAAGTTCAGCCACTTGTGCCTGGTTAATGTTATAGATAACCACAGCATCAAAGTCTTTCATTGTGCTATTATCTTTAGCAACAGGTGTCATGTCATCTAGTTTGACGTTAACGTCTTTGATTGGGAATGTAAGAACATCGCCAATCAACACTTGATTAAACGAACCAGGAAGCAATTCGCCTTGCTGGACTTGCTTGTCAAAACCAACACGAACGCCAACCTCTCCAGTTTCAATACGGGTACAACCCGTTGCCAAAACTGCGGCGGCAAGAATAGAGAGAGTAAAAATACGTT